AGTTTGATGATGATGTATATGTGTTTAACAGAAAGGTATCTGAAAACAAATATTTTGTTGAGTTTGAATTAATTTCCCCTTTAGAGGTCGAATCCTACAAATTGCCAGCACGTATTATGATTGCGAATTACTGCCCATGGAACTATCGGGGTATTGGATGCAAATACGGTTCGCGCCCCTCATACACAGGCCCCACCACCGCCTTAAAAGATTTAAATAATGAAAATATAGAGTCAGTTGATTTTTTTGTCAAGGCCAGTAACACTAGCGAATTAGACAGGGCTATAGGGGGCATTCCTATTGCGGACAGTAAAGACAAAAGGTTTGATGACCCCAGAAATGATTGGGGGCTGAGTGGGTTAAGGTGGGCCTATCATTATAATCCTACCTATATTTCTGTAGCGTTGGATACCGTGCTTAGTGCGGGCTTTACCCAGCCAGTGACTCTTTCTGTAGCTTCTATTTCTGGGATAATTGATCCCAACAGGACACTTACATTATCCAATAGCGGAGGGGACCAAATCGGTACATTGGTATTAACTACCCAAGCAAAAAGAACGGTGACGGTTACCTTGTCCGCGGCCGCCTCAAATGGGGCCACCTCCCTTGATGTTCTTCCCGTCAATGGTGCTCTTGAGAGCGGAGAAATTATTACATTCAGCGGAAGTAGAACCTTTACGTTGGACGCTGATGCTCCAACTACAGCTCAAAAATTATCAGGAACCACCAGTGTTTGGGGGTCTGATGTTACCGCTGGAAGCGAGGGAACAACGCGCACGAGTATTACGGGAGATTTAAATTTAACATCAGGAACAAGTGTACCTGCTGATGCTACAGGAATTGTAGGTTATGTTAAGGGAGATGTTGTTGCGATAGACCCCAAAGAGTCTACACAGGTAGGGCCAATTCAGCCAGATCAAACGGTGAGTCTTTTTGTGTGTATTCAAGACCATTCTTCAACCCAAGACCCTCGCTTTAAGAAAGAATACTGGGTAGAAGATCAATGTAGCAAAGCTCTCCACGCATGCAAAATGAGGTTCGGGGATTGGAAAGGGGGCATTCCTTTTGGAGGGTTTCCGTCTATTGAAGCATACAGATATACCAATTAAGTTAGATTTTTTGGATTATATTAAACGTATTTCTTCTTTTTATAAAAGAGAGATATGCGGTTTAATTTCTCATAACTCTTTATTTTTTGTTAAAAACTCGTCGCCTTTACCTATGAAGACTTTTTATATTGATCCGGTTAAATATCTGGAGGTGTCGCAGGATAAAAAAATAGATTTTTGCTTTCATTCTCACCCCGGGACTTCATGTAAGCCAAGTTCAGCGGACATTGAGTTGGCGAATAATGCTTTGATTTCTTTTTTGATTTTTTCTCCATTAGAAGATAGGTTTGCTATATACGATCCTAAAAATGAAGAAACCATTTATTTTTCTATTTAAAAGTGTATAATGTAGGTATGATATCCGTTTCTATTGAAGGTCGCGCTGGGCAAGCATTAGGCCCTAAGTGGAAACTGCATGTTGCTACGGTTGGAGAGGCTATTAAGGCTATTAGGGCCAATGCAGGAGATGTTTTTCAGCGCGCCTTAGGCTCTTCAAAAGGTTATGTGTTGGTAGCGGATGGGGTCCCCCTAGAAAGTTCTGGATGTTTTTTTAAAAAAATTAAGAAAAGCTTGTTAGTTATCCCCGTTTTGGCAGGCGCACTTGTTACTGCGTGGTATGCGGTTTTTTCTGCGATATTGAAAATAGGCATCGTTGGGGGCTCTTATGCTGCGGCGGGGGTTATAGCTACCATCGTGATAGTGGCAGCAGTTGCTTTGATTATTTATGGTATTTATAGTTTAATTTCTATGCTATTAGCAGAAGATGAGGAGGCAGAAGGGGGCCCCGGAACCACCAGTTATGTTTTTTCGGGACCTGAAAATGTTGCTCAACAAGGGCAAGTGGTGCCTGTGGGGTATGGGCGTTTGTTGGCAGGAAGCAAGGTTATTTCGGTAGGTTTGACTAATGTAGACAAGTACGTATGGGAACATAATGACTTGGCTAATCTTCTGGGGGGAACGATAGACAATACTCCCCCTGAAATCGTTCATGTAGGAGGTGCTACCACAGGGCCCATGCAATCCCAGCGAAAATAATATGACAGAAATTTCCATAGAAGGACATTTAGCTGAAGTTGTAGGGTCTTCTTGGACACTTAAGGTTAGAAATTTTATGGAGCTGTTTAATGCTATAGAGGCAAACACCAACAAGCTGCGGAATTATTTTAATGCTCGTCGCAAGCAGTATTGGGCTATCTTCGTTGACGATGAGAGAGTGGATGCTGAAAAGTTTATGTTTCAGAACATTGAAAATAAACACGTTAGAATCATTCCTTTGTTAGCGGGAGGCGGACCCGTCGCGGGAGCTATTGTTGCTGCTATTGGCGTGAAGGGAACAGCAGCTATAATTTTGGAATTTGTTATATCTGCGATTATTTCCACTGCTATTTCTTTTGGGTTGAGTTTGTTGTTAGCTAAACTTTTAAAAACAGATGATCCTGCGGCGGTTAATACCACTTCTTTTATATTTTCTTCTCCTGAAAACGTTTCGCAGCAAGGACAGGTGGTTCCTGTGGGGTATGGAAGGATCAAGGTGGGGAGTACGGTAATTTCGGTAGGTTTGACTAACGTGGACAAATATGTATGGGAACATAATGACTTGGCTAATCTTCTGGGGGGAACGATAGAAAATACTCCCCCTGAAATCGTTCATTCGGGGGGTTCTACGGGGGGAGGGAACCGCCATATCCCCTGAAATCGTTCATTCGGGGGGTTCTACGGGGGGAGGGAACCGCCATATTTAACAAAAGTAAATAAACTTATATGTCTCATCACGACAACTATTTTGAAGGTGGACAGGGCGGTACAGCCGGTACGTCTGGATTGGCTGGTTATGCTGGCGCGACAAATAACGGAGACGGCGACGGGAATGCGGACGAGGGTGTGGAAGGGAAACTTCCTGAAAAAATAACTGAGGTTGTGGATGAGGGGGGTGAGGGAGGGGTAGTACTCCCGGAACCCAACGAAGACACAGGGACCTCAGGCACTGGTGCCCCTGAGGAAGGAGAGGTAGTGGTAACTTTCCCTCTAGTCCCTGATGATAGATCAGACGAGAATGCGCCTGATCCCGAAAAAGAAGCAGAAGAGGGGGGAGAGGAAGGGGGCGGAGAGAACACCGATCAGGCTTCCACTTATTCGGCCTCAACTTCAAAAGGGCGTAAAAACAACAAAGAGGTTTATGATGAAGTAAAGGGTTTAACCCGGCCAGATATACTTCCTTTTATTACGGACGTAGATACTAAAGGGTTTGATCAGGAGGGTTATGACTCTATTGATAAGTTGGAGTCAGTGGGGATCTACAAAACGATTGATCTTATATCCGAAGGTCCTATTGCGGGGTTTTGTGATCGTCGTGGAGATTTGATACACCTCTCTAATCGAGCAGATCTAAATGAAAATATGGGCAAAGGGATATATTTTAACGATGTGCCGGTTAAAAACAGTAAAGGTGAATCTTATAATTACCAGCGAGTGCGTACGGAAATAAAATATGGAACCGGCGACCAAGGGGTAATGGGCCATGGTGCCTCCAAAGCTATTTCTTTCTCATGTTCTTCTCAGACTTTTAATACAAATCTGAAGCTCGCTGGTTTAAATCGCAAACAATTTAACGAAACAGCAGCAGGGACAAGCTCAGGAACTAAAACGTATGCAGCAAAGTTTTATCTTCCAGCGGCAAATATCCTTGTTAATGATAACAGTCCTACTTATAAAGGAAATCCTTTTTATGATAAATATCAAACTCCGAATGACGCCATGTCGATTTCTGGGCCCACATGGGTACTGTATGGCACCGACGCCAATAGGGCTTCGATATATGCCGATAGAACTGGGACTAACGAGAAGATGGTGGAGAGACTTGATAGGGCGTTAGATTCCAGTTATAGCCCTATTGTTTTTCATCACACTGTAACCAATGATAATGTAACTGATGTAGATATCGCGATGTATGTGGATCAGCTATATATGCGTTACGCGAATCCCAAGTCCACAAGTGGGAAAGTGCCTTTTAATAACAGTGCTTTCTTTGGCATACGAATTGGATACGAGGATGATCGGCGCCTGCTTGGGGATGACGGTAGTGTTTTTTATGTTTTCGTGCCCATAACGGGGGTAGCAACATCGAGGTACGCCAGATCTTACGTGCTCCCGCTTCCCGTACCGATGCACGGTAAGGATAGGCGCATAACTATAGCGGCCATTCATGAAGAGCCCCATCCTTATGCTGTGGCTATGGGGGGTAATTTCAGGGTATGTGGGGTGGGAAATATAACGGAAATTGTAAACGCTCCGTTAATATACCCTCATTCGGCTATCGTTGGAAATATTGTGGATGCCCGTGCTTTTTCTCGTATTCCTAAAAGAACTTATGATGTGAAATTAGTGAAGATGGGACTTCCTGTTAATTATGATCCTGAAAGTCGGGAATATTCAGGAAACTGGACAGGCCAGTTTGCTAGATTCAAGAAATGGAGCAATAATCCCGCGTGGGTGTTTTATGATATGTTGACCAGCAAGCGTTATGGCCTCGCTAAACACGGGGTAGGGTCTCAGATCGTGGATAAATGGAATTTGTATTCTATCGCCAAATACTGCGACGAGCTTGTAGAAACTGGGTTTACTCCTCGTAAAGCTCCTCTTATTTTTACTATCGATAGCAACAGCGCTATGGTTAAAATTGATGATAGCGCGGAGGAGTCGCTGGGGTTTGAAAAATTAAAGGAGATGTTCCCTAGTGGCGAACGAGTTTCTTTTTATAAGCTAAAAGATGGTGATGGCGCAGATATAACTCGAGGGTATCAACGTCGTATAGGGTCTCGTTCCTATGATGATGTAACCAAAGAGTTTCAATTTTCAATACATAAGATTATTAATCCCGAATTTATATTTGAGCGTTTTTATGGGTTGAGACAAGCGTGGATAAATTATAATGCCAATCCGGGCGTTCCCCATCAATTGACCGAACGTGAGTGGATTGTTAAATATTTAACAGATAATAGAGGGGTTCCTCTTAGTCAAAAAAGTGCTTTTCTTAAGGAGTATTCTCTTGGTTTTTCATTAGGCACACAAGTAAGATCAGGCAGCGCGGTATCAGAAACAGGGTTAATAAAACCTGTTTTGGAGCCCCGTTTTGCTGCTAATGTTTATTTGGATCGGGAGCAAGACGCTTATAATTGCTTAAATGATTTGGCGGCTATTTTTAGGGGGATGGTATATTGGAATAATGGTTCAGTGTTCATCTCTAATGATCAGGCGCGGGAGGCTGTCATGGTATTCACTAATGCTAATGTTAAAGAGGGTGTTTTCACTTACACAGGGAGTGCAAAAACCACTAGGTTCACCTCTGTGGTGGTGCGTTATAATGATCAAAATGATAATTTTAAACCTAAAGTGGCTTATATTGAAGACAGTGCGGGGTTACGCGAATATGGTTTTCTGGAGAAAAAAATTGTTGCCCTTGGGACAACTTCGCAAGGACAGGCTTATAGGCTTGGCCAGTGGTTTTTATATACTAATCAACTCGAGACAGATTTGGTTCAGTTTAAAGCGGGCATCGAAAGCACTTATCTGAGGCCCGGTGACGTAATTAAAATACAAGACTCTTTAAAGACAACAAAAAGATACGGAGGGCGCATTAAGTCCATTGACCCAACCAACTTCCAACTGACCCTAGATAAGGGTATTGAAGAAAATATAGTAGGACAAAAAATAACCCTAGTGGTTCCACGCCCATCTACAACTGTTAGTGCGCTAAACAAGGAAGCTGACGCCAAAGTAAGGGATAAAGATGGAAGCGGCATTACTACAGCCGAGATAGATGCAACTCGATCAGCCCAAATAAAACAATTCACCGTTTCCGCAATGGGCGCCAGTGATAGCGCGGGAGGAGTTCAAAACGACTTGATTACCGTTACGAGCGCAGAAGGGTTTGATAGTGTGGGCGTGGGAACTATTTGGTCGGCTCAGAATACCTCTTCTTCGTTAAAGATTAAAGAGGTAGAGTATAGGGTGCTAAGCGTCACAGAAGAAACTTCTGGGGAATACGGGATAATCGCCATGATGTACGCAGGATCTAAGTTTGCGGCCATTGATCAGGGAAAAAACATAATAGCCACCCAACAGTGCGAACCCCAACTAAATGTGGAGGCACCAGATAGCCCTTACATCTCTGTAGAGGGGATTCCGTGTGAGGGGGAAGCTGGAGATGTAAATGACGCTGGAAAAAAAGAGGGGGAGGTAAAAGACGATGGTTCTGATGACGGCGGTGTGCACTCCGGGGACGATGCAACGGATACAGAGGGAGAGCTAAATCAAACTAGACCTGTGACAGTCTCTTTTGGTGGTATTGTCTCGCGTGTTAATGAGTGGAATGAGGGGCTGGGCGGCTTGGACAGCGACTTGGCCCGGGCTCATTTTGTTCTAGAATGGAGAGTTCGTTTTTATGCGGACGGAGAGCGAATCAAAGAGGTTATAGTGGGTGGTACTGCCGGACGCTATAAGGCGTCGGCTGATTTTCCGGCAGATGCAATGGAATTGGTTTGGGAGCTTGATTATCAGATGAATTACGGAACATGGATAAGAGAGGGGAGTTATAGGGTAGCGGCCGACGGAGGAGAATAATGCCTTATACTTTTAAAAATAAACCTGTAGATTACGAGAAACCCTTAAAGGTATCAGGTTTTTATATAAGTAATGATGCGACAGGTACTCCTCTTCTAGAACCGTTTCCTTATAATACTTCTTTAACCCCCTTTTCGGGGGAATCGGGTATTTCGTATTATGCGACCGCGGCTAGTGGCCAGTTTTTTTCTGCAACCCCTCAAATTGCATGGAGTCTTATTGACCCTCAGACCGAACGACCATTTACCCCTGAGCAGCTCAATGCCTCTTTGTTATTTCGAGGTTTTGATGTATCTTTATTGGATGAAACTGGAATGTTGGTTCAAGAAGTTGTTACGGGCTACAAAGGAGTCACCCTTAATCTTGATGTTGACAAGGTTAAAAACTTATTTGCTCGAACAGAGGGGGATCCAGCCTATACTGCCGCCCATGGTGTTGGTAAAGATCCGCGTAAAATGCGCGTTAAGGTGGTATCCAACGATTATTACGGGCGCCAACACACTGGGGAATATTATTTAGCAAATGCTGGCCCTCATATTACCGACTTAACTGCTGATATATCACAAGATATAACATTTACACCGTATATAACCAAGACAACAGGAGTTAGGGGTATCAATATTTATGCAGGTATTCATTCTGGTTTTAATACGGTGCCAACGGGGTCGGGTATAGCCACTTATGATTTTTCTTTGTGGATGGGAGCCGATAGCAGCGTCACTGTGACGCCGCCTTCCTCTTCAGGTCTTTTTTACAAATTAATTGCAGAAGATGTATTTGGAACGGGAAGTGGTTTTTTATATCCTTCTTCTATTAGTCCCTTTACAATTGACCCTTTAATGTATTCTCAGGTGCCTTCTGGCATCAGTGGAATGATTCTTGTTTCTGAAACGCCGTGCGATCAAATTATAAGATCGCAAGCTTTAATTAAGTGGAACAAAGAATTAAACGCCAATGTTAGCTACGAAATAAAAGCAGAAGAAAGTGGAAAATTTGCGGAGCGTCTAACCAGTTTTACTGCCACTACTCCCTCATTGCCCGGAATCATGGATATTGTCCACGGAACTGGGACGGGAAAATTAGATCAGCGTTTTATTGAGATTAACAGCTCTCTTTTAAGCCCTGCCTACAGTGGGCGAGATGGAGTGCCTATATTCGCAGCTTATACTGAAATCGATCCGGGGTCCGATGTTTCAACCGGAAAAGGTATTCAGTGGAAAACTCACACTTTAACACTTGATCCTTCTCAAAGTCTGCCTCCGGGCTTTCATTCGGGGCAATCATCTATACTAGAAGTAGCGATCCCTTCTGGGTTTACCGAAAGCAGCAGCGTTTATTTTGGTTTTACTTTTGATCCTGCTACGGACCAATTTATTTTGCATCCTTCCGGAGGGCAAATAGAAGATTTTGTATATTCGGGCACTTACATGTCAGACCGGATAGGAGGGGCACCTATTACCAATGTTGGTAGCGCAGGAGAGGCGGGATACGATCCTTATTACGGAAGTTTAGTGAGCGGGGTGACAGGCTCTTTGATTGCGCGAAATTTAACGGGAGTAGATAGTCCTTCTTTGATCGTTACAGAGTATGAGCCCAGCATTCTTGTTGATATTTATGATGACACCAATTATACGTTTAGGATAAGGACAGTTGCTGGTGACGGGGGAGTCTCTTTTTTCTCGGATCCTTTTGAATTAACAACTGGCCAAATACGTGACGCAATAACTGGCGCTGGCTTTGTATGCGGAGGAGCCTCTGGTACCTCTGGTTCTTCTGGTACCTCTGGGGCTGCTGGTACCTCTGGTACCTCTGGTTCTTCTGGTACCTCTGGGGCTGCTGGTACCTCTGGTACCTCTGGTTCTTCTGGTACCTCTGGGGCTGCTGGTGGCTCTGGTACTTCTGGTACATCTGGTAGCTCTGGTACCTCTGGGACTTCTGGTACCTCTGGTACTTCTGGTTCTTCTGGTACATCTGGTTCTTCTGGAACCTCTGGTACCTCTGGTACTTCTGGTACATCTGGTACATCTGGTTCTTCTGGGACATCTGGGACTTCTGGTACCTCTGGGACTTCAGGTACCTCTGGGACTTCTGGAACCTCTGGAACATCTGGTAGCTCTGGAACATCTGGTACATCTGGTTCTTCTGGGACTTCAGGTACC